AGTGCTCCTCAATTGGTTGCTGGGGAAACTAAACTTCAACGAGTTCAGAGATTTACCTTTTGGGGACTCGTCAGTTTATTATTGATTGGAATTGCTATATTGATAATCCGTAAATCAGTCAAGTTGTAAGAATGGCAAAGCTTCAAAACTCTACCACATTTCAAAAAAGAAACAAGGTGTCGCGCCCCGGAGTGCACTCCAAGACAAAATTCTCAAAGCTCAAGACTTCCAAGCACTACAAGAAGTTGAGCCGTGGACAAGGTTAAGAAAGAATACCCCAAGACTTGGTGTGTAATCCTACCTAAAGAATGCGACAATAAGTGTCAGCATGCTGGATGCTATAGCAAGAAGAAATAGTTTTATTTGGATTCAGAATCCAAGACCGTCTTTATAGCCTCGTACTTCTCCTTGTACATAGACATTTTGTTTACCTGCATTTTAAGGTAGTCTATGACGATTTTCAATTCATTGATTTCTCTCAGGAACTTATCCTTTGACCAGAGCTCTGTCTCAATGTTGTTACCGTCTTTTGTGATTTCATTCCGTATCTGAACCGCATCGTTATATAGCTCAATGTAGTCTCCGTACATTGATAGCGCATCATGGTTCTTCTTGTAGTGGATTACGGTTGCGTGATGCACGTCAAGCACCCTGGCAATATCAACGACCTTTGCTACGTCCTTAAATGCATTTGCGAAGGCGGTTCTTTGGTAGACTACTGGGCGAGTTCTGTTGGGAAGGTTACCTTTCTGGAAAAAGGTGTTCATCGCTATCAATAGGTCCGAAGTCATCAGTTTTGTCTTTCGGCTCATTCTTGTATATATAATCAATTAACTTAAGGGCGGCCCTTACATTTTCTTTTAAGAATCCTATAGCGTTATTGCAGTTGTAACAAAGCAATCCACGAACCTTACCTGTTGTATGGCAGTGGTCTACTACAGTTTTCTTTGGCTCAAGGGCCTCTTCACAAATTTGGCACTTTTTGTCCTGAAATACAAGCATCTGCTCATATTCTTCTATTGAAATTTTGTATCTGACTTTAAAGTTTTGCTCCCTCTTCCATTCACTACAGCAAGCTTTGCAGTAACCATTGGGGTATCCGCTTCTAGAGGATGCGCTACGGGCTTCCTCTTTGCTCATTGTGGTGTGACATCTTTTACATTCCATCTGGGAAGGGTAGTACTCCCGGTTGGAGTCGAACCAACACTCGACTGCTTAGAAGGCAGTTGCTTTATCCATTAAGCTACGGGAGCTAGTCTTTATTCCAACCGCATTGTTCAGCGAAGTGCCTGTCCAGCTTAGAGATTCGCTCTAGTATCTCTTTCTCTTTTCTTCTTGCTTCGTTTCTTGCCTCCATCGTGGGTTCGCAATTAGCAAACAGATTGGCAGCCTCTAGTAAGAGGTGGTCAATGCGTCTGCGCTTTGAAGGATTAGTGTAGTATTCCCATTCCATTCTAATTGCTTTTGGGATTTGATTCATAGAGCGATGCGAGTCTTATTTTGTTAATGCTATCGATGTGATACTCTTCCTTCATTGATTCATAAAGGTTATTGGCCAAGTATCTAGCCTTTTCGATAGTCATTGACTCAATCGCTTCCTTCCATTCTCCTTTTGTTGAACATAGCAGTCCTGTTTCTCCGTGGATTATTGATTCTTTGTACGGGGTATTCTTAGATGCTATAACAGCAGTCCTTGTAAATGCTGCCTCAACAATTTTAAGATTCGACTTCGACTTATTAAACTTCCCAACGTCAAGTGGGGCGAGTGAAACATCGAAGTTTTTGTAGAATGAGGCATATTCAAAGATGGGTTTTGGAGCCATTTTATGCTTAGCTCCAAGCGTCTTAGCATAGTCCATCAAATCTACACAATAAAGCTCTTTGTCAGAGAAGTCGTAGTTAATAAGAGCCACATCGCCCTGATGTCCGTTTGCGCCAATATAACCAAACCTAACGTCCTCTGTGTCAGGTTTTTCTTGGTCTGCCCATTGCGGTTCAAATGGGTTTATTCCATTTTTTATGATTGTACACGGGATGTCTGGACGTATCCTTAGCATCATTTTTTTCAAATACTTGCTTGGAGTCCACACCTCGTCCGCAATACGGATAGTGTTTTTGATTCGCTCTGCCATGTAGTTCTTATAGACTAAGTAGGCTGGATTCTTTTCATCAAGCTCCCAGAAGTCGTCGTTGTCTAGTATGACCTTGACGTTGTTCTTGTCCATCATGTCCCTAAACGACTTGAAGTTGTTTATGGCGAGCTTTCTAGATATGATTAGATTGTCAACAATGCTTAAGTCAAAAGTCTTAAGCTCCTCCAAGCTAGAGAACCAATAAAACCGCTTATCTGTGCTCTCCATCATCCTTTTGAATGGAGCAATTAAGCGGTGGTAGTTTACACCGTTTAAATCGTCAACGTGAATTAAGTTCATAGTATTCTGCTACTGCGGTTTTAATTAAATCAATTTCACTTCTGATTTGCCTAATGACCTTTGAGGTTTCAAGGATTACTTGAGCTTCAGTGTCTTTGGGCTCTCCGTTTCCCTTATGAAGGTTTTCATATAATTCGTCTATGACGTCATGGGCTCTGCTTGTTGCTACAGAGTATAGTCTTGACAGTTCATTCTTGTCCATTTTCGGTATAGGTTACGTTCTTGCACTTTATCTTGGCAAGAAAATGATTTTTTTCAATCTCTGGATTGAACTCAGTACTTTGTTTTGTGAAGTACTTAGGTGTATCATCTTGAACGTAACCATTCTCCTTCAGGTAGTCTGAAAGGAACTTGGAACAACAGATAGCGTTGTCTACGTCATACCTACAATTATATATAACTTCAATAGAAAAGGACTCCATTGTCCACTTATCATAAGCTTCCAAGGAGTCCTTTATGTGTTTCCAGTAATCCTTCTTATGTTTTGTTCGGACACTAAAATGCCGGCCCGCATAAAAAGTATTAAGGGTTGGGGGTTTGGGTAGTTTGAGTTCTATGACTATATCGCTAAGCACATTTAAAGTTACGCCAATAAGTCCTTTAAAGCAATAGTCTGCTCATTGATAGCACGTTGCTCAAAAACACCCTTATATAACTGCCCTCCAATCTGTCCAAAAAACCCTGTATGGTCAGTATTTATTTCAAAATATACGGGCTCATCAAATGGTGTTGGCTGGCCTCCGGTCTCTGTCTCTCTTACCTTTCGAACGTGAAACTCCATTGTTTTTCTTATCACGGGGTCTGGTGATTGGATTTTCCTGTGGAATGTCACAAAGCAATCGGCTCGGTTAACAAATTTCGAGCCACCCTCNGTGCTTTCTGCCCATGGCGCAATAGATAGNCCATCATCTCCCTTGATTCGTTGAGCCTCTGTTACAGAGTGAGTATTAAGCCAAAGGGCNANATTGTTTCTATTNCTGAATGTAAGGAACTCAGATGCGGCCTCATAGTGATACTCGTGAGTGCTGATGTTGGCCCGNTCAGACATATCAATACGAAGTGAGTTGTACGGGTCTACCAAGAAGCCGTCAATCCCTCTCTCTTTAAGAACCTTCTCNCCGAATATAATCANGTCATAGAAAGAGTACACCTGGCTATTGTCGATGATAGTGAAATGGTCATTGACCCATTGATACACAAACTTGCGCTCGTGATAGGTCATGTTGTTAATCTTTCTATCTGCAACAAACTGCATAATCTTCATTTTGATTGACGCGGTTTTGTTTTCTGAAGAATAGACTAGCCACTTCCATCCATGGCGTATGGATGCGTTGACCATCATATAGATAGCAAAAGTTGTCTTGCCTACGTTGGAGTGACCATTGATAATTACAAACTCCTTTTTGTATCTGAAATAGCTATCTAGCTTTTTGTTTCCCGTGTCTAATCCCAGCTCAATCTTTCCCTGGGCGAAATCATCAATCCATTTGAAGTCATCATCACCTGCCGAAACGAAGGACATATCTCCGTCGTTGACAAGCATCTCTCTCTGAATCTTATTCTCCTCATCAATTACTTCCCGGATTGGTAACCGCTTACCAACCTCAATGCCCTCTATGATGGTTCGCTTTGCAAGCTCAAAGTCCTCCGGGTCTTTCTTTGATATCTCTCTTTGTAATACCCTGATAGCCTCATCCTCCTCTATTCTTCCCGCAGCGACATAGCCTCCGCATAGTCGAGCTGATGCATATAGGGTCTTATGCTTCTGTCCTTCCTCGGCATTGCGAATCATTCTCGCAGCCAAGTTTAGCTTCATGTAGTCGGTTGTGTTCTCCGTCTTTAAAGCTTGATTTTCGGACTTCTCGCTTAGTGTAGAGCTGAATGTCTTGAACTCCTCCTTGATACAGATGTCTGGGTCATACGACTCAAAACATGCCCGTGATTCATTGATTCCTGAGGGGTCAATCTCCAACCCATGTTGACGTTCAAAGTACCGCATCAAAGCGCGGAAGTGGTCGCGGTGCCTTTCGGCAAAAGAGATTCTTACTAAAGCCTTTACGCCATCACCTGAAGGACTAGTCCAACATGAGAATACGTACTCATCCATGCACAATGCTGATTTTGTCTTCTCAACATCGCAATGGTCAATGTCTACAATGATAAATCCGCTATGGTCATGTATCGCGCTATCCTTTCTTTCCTGAAATACACCAGAGAACAAAACTACCGGAAGACGAAGCTTGGCGTCTTTATCTCCGGTCAGGCGAATGGTTTCTACAAGGGCCTTACTTGCTCCGTCCTTTATTCGTTGAAGTGCTTGTCCAATATCCCACACTTTCGGCGCTTTCTCGTATAGGTTGCTGAATGCCGTTACTTTCACTTGTGGGAGCTTCATCTGTAATTGATTTAATTGATTGATGTTCGAGTTCTCTTTTTAAATGGGCTATCGCTTTCTCAATGTCTTGGGTTATTGGGTTGCCCGGTTTTTTGCCGGCTCGCATGATGTATGTCAATGCAGTTCCCAAGTTATAATTATCTTCTTGAAAGTCAAGGACAACATCAAAAGCTTCTATGCTTTTGTATTTCCCAATGTAGTAGTTAGGTCTTTTTGGCATTTGATTTAAGTTTAGTTAGCACCTCGCTCCAGAACTTACCACTCTTGGTTCCGTCAGAT